TAGCGGCAGCCACTATGCCGTGGAGGTATTCCTTCCTGAAAGACCAAACCCCGTTATGTCCACCTCCAACAAGTTGCTTGACGGCACCGAGTATGTTTGCCTACGCATCGGGTCGGTGAAACTATTCGTATCCGTAGACGACGCAGAGAACATCGCCGGGTCGTTAGGCGCAACGCTCGCCAAGGGCAAGAGGGCAGCATGAGCTACAGCCATTATTTCACAGTAAACTTCGTCGTCAGAGATAGCTATTTTCCTGAAGCAGGAGACTGCCTTCTCAAGGAGGACGGCCAAGTATTACATGCCTTATCTGAACGCATACAGGACATCATCATCACCGAAGATCTCTTAGGGAACATAGAGTGCTACGGTAGTGACGAAAACGTGTTCCCGACAGCGGACCACATCGGTACGCCGGGTTCGGACGCGTAATCCTCGAAGTTAACTATTCTCCCGTAGGGGCACAGGCACGAATGGCCTGCTCAACCTTGCCTTAGTTCGTCTCCTTTCTGGACTTTGGCTTAACCCATCCGAGTGGTTCCGGACGACGAGCTCACTCTCGTCGGGGTGGTTGAGTGCCTCTGCGGGTTTCCTTTCCTCCACCGTAAGCCTTCCCGTGTATAGCTTTCTTTCGAGCCCCGCTGGTCGGGGTGTTTGGGTGTTTGGCTTTGTTGGGGGGAACTGGTGTGGCGGGGCTTAAGGAGCTGGGCGTTTGTTTGTGGGGAAAGTTTTTTGTGGGGGTTGCTGTTTGCACCTTATTGCCCCCAGAATGGAGCCACGAACAATAAACCAACAACCAAAGGACCAGAACATGAGTGACCAAACACTAATCATCCATCCGGGCACGGGAACCTACTTCCTAAAAGAGGAATCGTTTGAACTGAACGCCTCCACCGTCCCTGCCGACCTATGGGACGAGTTTACCGAAGCCAGCAACTACGGCGACATCTCATCCGACCTACTTCACCGTCTGGGCGCAGTCACCACCGGGCATCAAGGAGAAAACCAATGAGCGTTGACGAATACTCCTGTGACCATTGTGGAACTAACCACAACATGGGCAACGGAAGCCTCAACGTCAAATACTTAGACGACGACCGGGTATGCCACGACTGCTGGGAGTCTCACAGTGAGAGCAACTAACTAATGCGATGACCTCCGACCTTCGGGTCGGGGGTTTTTCCGCGTTTCGAAGCCTATCCGCCACCGTAAGCTTAAGCGATGCGTCCCGTCTTCAATAAATAAAATACGAAATGCGGGGCCCCAACATCCTACCAAATGTACCGAGGCATGGCGCGAGTCGCCGGAAAAAAACTTATCCACAGGGGTTGCTGTTTACACCTTATAGCCCCCAGAATGATGTCATGAACCAAACACAGATAACCCAAGCCCTAGCCACCCTCCGGATTCCTCGGAAAGGGGGACACATAGACATCGTCAAAGTTGGCGACCGCCACCACGGCATGGTCGTGTTGACAGACCACGGAACCTCCTCCTGCGTTGATGAAATCACCGTCTTTGAGACAACGTGCGTCGTTAACTGGGGAGGCACCCTTTACCTTTACTCCATGAAAGATGCTGCTCGCACTTTGGGCGAGTTCGTGCTGACCTTGTCTCTTGGCAAAACTGCCAACTGGATTAAGAAGAACTGCACCGAAGTGACCCCGATGGGTACGATTTCCCCGAGTTAGGGGTAACTCGGGGGCGGGTCGCAGCGTCGGTGTAAATAAAAGCTCCACCGGCGTTGCGGCTTGCACCTTATAGCCCCCATAATGGGGGAAGAGCCAACCACCACAAAAGGAAACCATGAAACCGCACCAAAAATACATCGTCACCGCCCACAACCCAGACACCGGCGAAGCCGAATGGGAGGCATTTAGCGGACGCAACGCCCTTGACGCCGCCCAATACCGTGCAGCGGGATGGGCAGAAACCTACTCGCATGTTTTCATTCGTGAATGCAGCGAAGTTATCCACTCCACCATTGACAACGCCGACCGGCGACTGCTCAACCCACGATAAAGGAAACCATGAAACCATTAACCGAACTAGCTGGTCGCAACCAGCTAATCGCCAACCACAAAACCAACCACGCATCCCGAATGCTTGACGGCAGCGTCACCGATTTCTCTCCCGTCGTCAAACTATTCGTCTGCGTCGGCGGGTCGGCCACTTGGCTACTCACCGAACTCGACCCAGACACCAACGAAGCGTTTGGTTTGTGCGACCTCGGCCACGGCTACCCAGAGATCGGTTACGTCGACATCACCGGCCTCGTCGAGTCACTCGGATGGCGTTTGGAGCGTGACCGCTGGTTCACCCCAAAGAAAACACTCAGCGGGTACGCCCAAGACGCTCGCAACGCCCAGAAGATCACGGCGTAGTTATGCCAGAATACTATGTAGAAATCGTGGACACCTACTCCCTATGTGTAGAGATTGAAGCCGGGTCAGAAGATGAAGCCCGCTCTATCGCCGAAGACATGTGGGGTCAAACCGATGACCGGGAGCGCGAAGTGCTGTTAGAGGGTGACGTATGGGAAGCGCGTCCAGAGGTAACAATCGTCAATCCTTGGAAATAAGCAGAAATGGTTTTGGGCGACCGGGTACAGATTTACACGAGCCTATCCGCCACCGTAAGGGTAAGCGCGTGTTCCTTGGGGTTGGGGCCCCGCTCTTGTAGCTTCGCCGCGTTTTTTGTTTCCGAGCGGCTCCCATAAGTTATCCACAGGTTATTCACAGATGTAAAAACTTATCCACAGAGGTTGTTGCTTGTACCTTATTGCCCCCATAATGACGACATGACCCAAACCCCGATAACCCAAACCCCAGCCACCCTTCAAATCCCACGGAAGGGGGGACACATAGAAATCGCCAAAGTTGAAGCGACACGACTGGACTGCGAATACATTTCGCTGACAGACCACGGAACCTCTTCCTGCGTTGACGCAATCTACGTCTTTGAGATTTCATGTATCGTCAACTGGGGGGGCAAGATGTACGCCTACGCCATGACAGACCCCGCTCGGGCTTTGGGCGAGTTCGTGCTGACCCTGTCCCTCGGCAAAACCGCTAACTGGATTAAGGAAAACTGTACCGAGGTTTCGGTATGGGATTTTGAACTAGACAACGGGCGTTGGCGGGTCGCAACCTCGGTGTAAATAAAACCTTCACCGAGGTTGTTGCTTGTACCTTATTGCCCCCAGAATGGAGCCATGAACCAAACACAGATAACCCAAACCGAATGCGAAGATTGCGACCAATACATGAACGACTGTGAATGCGACAGCAGATACGCCGCTTTCGTAGGTGGCCTCCTCGCTGGTCACTCACCCACCGATTTCTTGGGGGATTTTTTGAATCCTGAGCGTGACATCTAATGCCCACCGACGACAACACGAGCAACCTAACCAAGCACTACGTCACGGTAGAAGAAACCATAACCACCCGCTACATGGTCTACGCCTCATCGGCAGACGACGCACGGGAAAACTACGAGGTCAACTACGAAAGCGAAGAAACGGAACACGGAGACATCGTAATCGTGAGCATTACCGACAGCGTCACCCAATAATCCTTCCCCCTCATCGGGAATCCTCCACTTTAAACGGTGGGGGATTTCTGCGTACATGAGCCCTTCGAGCCCCGCCGTTCCCGTAGCTGCGAAAACAAAACCCACACGACGTTGCGTATTGTTCCTTATTGCCTGTAAAGTTATTTTCATGACCAACAACACATTCATCAAAACCGTCACCGCAGGACCACGCGGCTTTCGAGCAGTCGTGGACTTGGGTGGTGGACCATCCACTACAGTCGCAGCTTTCAAGAAGTGCGACTACCTCGGGCGAGCCGCCTACATCGGCTGGTACCCCACGGGAGTAAACAAGGGACGATGGGTCCAGTCAAACATTGAACAACCATCTGGATCCATCGCAATCCCCGCCGAGGCACAAAACGCATTCGGTAATACAAAACCAGAAACCCAAACCCAAACTCAAACCAAAACCGTAATCAACGAAATCCGAAGGGACGGTCAACGCATTCTGCGCAGCGGGGCTAACGTGCGCGTCCAGCTCAAGCGTTCCAAGGGTACGAAGCGTGACGACGGATACGTTGTTGAATGTTACGACGACAATACTGTCAAGGTGTTCCTTAATGGGCTGGGGGAGAGCGTTGTCCCCGTGGATGAGTGGGTTGGTGGCCGCTCAGGGACGACGAAATAAATCCTGCAGCGAGGTTGCGTCTTGTTGCTTATAGCCCGTAAGATGAGGACACCCTAGAGAAAGAGAAAAAATGCTAAACACCGCAGACGAAGCAAAACTACACATCATGTACGGCAAATGCGACACCGATGCCCTACAGAAACGCCTCCACCACATGGAGACACTCGTAGCAGAGGCCACCGCAGAAATCGCCTCCCACCGTGCGATGCTTGTCTCGCTAGAGGCAATACGGCAAATATACACCGACGAAATGGCATGGTTCGCAGCCAAGGTCTAGCGGAAAGCGAAACCAACCAAGGAGAAAAAGTGTTAATAAGCCAAGGGATAATAGGCGGAGTTGTCGGAACCGGACACCCTGAACAAAACATAACGATTGACGGCCAGACCCAGACCTTACGGGCATGGGTCGCTGAGTTCAACGACCTTCGAGCATCGTTTAACGGGTCAGATTTCGTGCCTTACGATTGCGACGAGGTTACACGGCACGATTTGGCCTTGGAGTTCGCAGCCGAAGCCTACGAAGCGTGGGACGGCAGAGGGCTTATAGAACTCTAAGCAGCGAGAGCGGGGCTGAGGACGAAGCAAACCAACCAACAAAGGAAACAGCACCATGAAGTACACGGTAGAAGTGTCAGAAACCAGAGCAGCGGCTTCCTCCACCGCATGCTTAAGCGCAACCCTTGAGCCCCGCTGGTGTGGTGACCAGCTATTTTTTTGAGTTTCCGTGGCGGGGGGGGGCGGTTGGCTCGGCGAGTGGGGTGCGTCAAAGAGGGGCCGGAGGTTGTGCCTTGTTCCTTATTGCCTGTAGAGTGACCCAAAAAGACAACAAGGAGAAACGAAAATGGGCAAATGGACAGACTTGAACGAGCGGCTTGAAAGCGGCGGTTTGGTTGAATGGGTCAAGGGAGGCGACTTGTTGCCCTACGGCGGGTCAGTCACCTTGGAGGACTTGTTTGGAGCGGACAAAGTGAACGCTCAGCTCAGCGACGAGTTCGGCGACACGCCTTATTCGGCCCCACCAGTTGACCGCAAAACAGGCATCTGCGGAGGCGGTGACGCTTGGCCGCATTGCTGCCGGGGTCACGGCATCAAAGATTTCGTCATGTGGAAATCGTTTGACGAGCAAGACGCGGAAAAACGCTAACGGTCGGTTGGGTCCGCTGCCGAACGACGCAGGATGAAGTCTGCGAAGCCTATCCCCCACCGTATGCTTAAGCGCAACACTGGGGCCCCGTTATTTAATTGACCAGCTATTTTTTTTGCCACCAGCTATTTTTTTCGCTATTCTTTTCGCTATTTTTTCTAAACCAGCTATTTTCCGGTTGTGGATTATCGCGAGAAACTTGACCAAACACGGGGCTCGGGGTGAGCTCGGAGCTCGGCTGCCAGCGAGTCCGTGCGTGAGCCCCGCTCGTGGGGCGCAAGGATTTGAGTCACGGGTTGCGTAGTGTTGCTTATTGCCTATAGGTTGCAACCAACTACTACGAAGGGAGGTGAAAATATGATGTATAACTATCCAACGGTTCCCGGCTTCCTCGCCGATCTCCCACGCTTCGCGGAGGAGGGTTGCGACGAGGTTGGCCTCGCGGGCATGGCGTACGCTCTTGCGTACGAAGTCTGCGACGGGTGCGACGGCTCGGGTACGACCACTTTTGGGTGGCACCGTTCCGAAGCCGCCGCGTTCACCGCGGACGACCTCGACGAGATGGGTTACGAGGGGCGCGAAGAACTCGCCTCTGGTGCCTACGATCGTGCGTGTCCAACGTGCGAAGGGTTGCGTGTGATTCAGGTCTTTGACGCTGATTGCACGAACCCAGCGTTGATTGCTGCGTTCAGGGAAAACGTTGCTTCCATTGCGGAAGCCAACGCGATCCACGCTGCCGAAGCGCGTATGGGAGCCTAACCTCCTCCCCTGTCCCATTCACCTAGTCCCCCTGCTCCGGCGGGGGGACTTTCTCTTGCCCAAACGCTCCCACGGCTGATGCGCCCATCCCCACGCACCCCCACACGCACCCCCCATTTGCCCGCTGTGGGCTTCCGACCCCAAACCCTAGCCAAACACCCGCCAGCACACACGGACGGCTTAAAACGGCTTAAAACGGCGCAAAGCCCGTAGCACACGGTGCCCCCACGCGAGTCCCGCTTTCGGCGGAGGTGGGCAGCGCACCCCCACTAACGCAAAAACGGGGCCGAAAGAGCTTTACTGCCTCTCGGAAAACAAGAAGTCAACACCCAAAAATAAGAAAAACACTCAAAACTCAAACCCCTTAATAAAGCTCCTCGAGCCCCGCAAAAGCCGTCGATAACCGCGTCTCTCGGAAACCCGAAGGCGGGGCTAACGAGAGCTCCAGCTCCTCTCGGAAACATGGCTGCCCAAGCCCCCAGTCCTCCCAAAAGGGAAAAAGTTTATTTTTTCGGGAGTTGCGGTTCTCTTTTCTTTGTGTTACATAGCTCTTCGAGCCCCGCTATCTGTCCCAGCTCGAGCCTTGGGCGGGCGAAGCGCAGCGGCGGGGCTGAGGGGTTCTTTCTCCTCGGAGCTCTGGGAGGGTTCTTTTTTTTGGGGAACAGGTTGCGTCTTGTTGCTTATTGCCTATAAGATGCCCCTACAAGGAAAAACGACGAGAGGAATGAATAAAATGAGCGGATGCGGACACACCAGATCAACAAGAACAGAGTGCGACGGACAATGGGAAATCTGGCGTTGCGACGGATGTCAGGCGCAGAAAATGACCAAGTGCCGTTCAGAGATTTTCGGCGAGTGTTGGTGCGAAGGTGATGACGAATGAGTAGTCAGTACCGTGGGTGCCAAGGTCCGGGTCTTTGTGAAGAGGAAGCGTGGGTGATGATTTGGAGCAAATGGTATTGCGGAACTCATGCCACGTTTTACCCACAAAAGGACGAAGCCCTGCCAACAAGGTAGGCGAATCGGAGGGGGACATAGCAGGGGTCGCGCCCCATGCGAGTCCGTGACAGGATGGTATCTGTCACTCAGTCACCACGACTGGGTAAAGCGGCTCTCCCCCGATGTCTAGGTGCTGGCGAATACCACGCCAGCGGGGATAACGGTCAGCATCTTTTGTATGAGGCTTAGATAGATGAGAGTGAGCCCCGCAATTGTTGGAGCTGCGGGTATGGGTCCGTTGAGTTTCCTGTGGTCAAGGCGCAAATGGCATTGCGGGGCCCACGCTCCGATTTATCAGAAGCTCGGCCGTCTTGATACGAATAATGAATCAAGGTTGCGTATTGCTGCTTATTGCCTATAAGGTGTCCCTGCGAGAGAAAATCAACCGCCAACCAAGGGGAACCAAAATGCGACTACTACTTTTCATGTTAGTTCTCCCTCCAGCGTCTATCGGGTTCAGCCTTCTAGTTGCTGGAACCATCACTGGAGGACTACCCTCGCTAGATAAATGGCGCAGTGTAGGCAACGGGGAGAACCCCCACCCAACCACCAACCACTAATGGAGAACCAAATGACACCAAGTGAACTGATTGAGGTAGCGACCGCTGCCAGTAAAATAATGAATGCTCCGTGGCCGGTAGTTGACCGCCACGACGACCGCCGAGAGTTCCACTGCGAACACGGCACCTACACCGGGCATCCCAGCGGAGCCGACCTGATGTGTCAATGGTGCGAAGACGGGATACCTGCCGACGAATGGTCAGTTATGATGCGCGAAGCGCAACTGACCGACGCACTCAATACGCTCATCAACGCTGCGGTCATCTCGGCAATGGATTTTGCGTGATGCGATGCGTGTGTGGCGACTGACCCGAGGAACAGAAGTGAGCCGAGGGTAAGCCTCGGGCTGGGATGTCGGGACACGGGGCTGCCGTGTGTTTGTGAGTCTGCCGTCGTTTGTCAGCTCCCTTTCCTCCACCGTTAGCTTAAGCGGCTCTTCGAGCTTCGAGCCCCGTGGAATTGGTTCGCTGTGTCTCGGGGTGGTTCTTTTATACAAAACAAACCTTGTGAAAGTTATCCACAGGGTGGAAAGTTATCCACAGGTTTGGGGAGTTATCCACAGATTTCAAAAAAGGTTGCGTATTGTTGCTTATTGCTTATAAGATGCCCCTATGAGAGGGAACGGAGGTGAAAAAATGAAAAATAAAAAGCTTTTAAAGGTAACGGTGGTGCTCGTCGTTGACGACGACGTGCGAAACACCTACCACGAACTCGGGCTTAAAGATAATTTAGGCCCGTATACGCGGCTTTTCTTGAACGAAACGCAGATTATTTCGTGGGACGAAGAAGTTTTGTTCTTTGACGCGTAGCCCACGGGGTCGGCCCACGGGTCGGCCCCACGGGGTCGGCCCCACGGGGTCGGCCCCACCACGGCGGGCCACTCGCTACCCCGCTAACGGGGCTCGAGGAGCTCCACGCGAGTGCGCCGCATCGCCCATTCTTGCCGATAACTGAGCGGGTCATTGGTTGCGCGGCCTTGCCCTCTGCGCCCAACCGAAGCCCCGCCAAGAGTGAAGCTCGGGCATCGTTGACTAGCGGAAAGTTATCCACAAGTTTAGAAAAAGGTTGCTATTTGTTGCTTGTTGCCCATAAAATGCCGTATGACCAAAAACACCACTATCCGAAAGATGGCAAAATGAAAGACCTAGCCAAGCGCCTCTACACCCATTGCGACGACAGCGGGCTCGTTACCGTCCTTTACGTCGCTTTCTATGCCGCCATTCTCGGCATCATCATTCTTCAAGTCGCGGGGTTCTGGGCATGAGCATGAAGTATTCAAGCAAACTGGCAGAACGGTTAGAGTTGGAGTGGATGGACGGGGCTTCCCCAGACGAGGAGCACGGCGACGTAGACCGCCAAGGTCACCTCGCATGGTTCTCAGCGGAGAGCGTAGTCCTGTTCACAGACTCCTTTGGGTTCGTTGATGCGGTAGAAGGCATAGACGAGGCAGCATGGGGAGAGTTGTTGACTGACATGCGGAAGGCAGAGCAAGCCTGATGAGCACCTACCAAGTAACGATGCCAATAAGCCAGTAACGGGGCTTCGACATGGCGCAAGCGTGGCAGGCACGGGTAGCGTGAAACCCAAAACTTTCTCTCCCCGGTGTTGCTAAACGTTGCTTATTGCCCGTAAAATGGGGAGGTAGCCAACCACAAGGAGGTGAAACGCTATGTGGATCTTCCCACTGCTCACCATCGCAGTCGTCTTTTCGGCAGCGATGTACGTCATGAAGGCGTAGGTTCCGAAGCCCCCAGCCCAACGGCGGGGGCTTTTTGCCGTCCACAAACACCCAGCTCTTCGAGCCCCGCCCATCTGGTTGCGAAACCCCACAAACCCCCCTACCCTGTCCCCACATGAACCAATTTACCTGCGTCCACTGCAAAGAAAAAATCGACCCCAAAAGCAGCAACGCCCTAAGACTCGTAACCGGATGGGTCAAAGGGTCAGGAAAAACAATCGTCCACCTCGAACACGAAGAATGGAAATTCATGCACGGATGGTGCCTAGAAAACCCCAACCCACTCGGAGGGCAACTATTCCAATGAGATACGTCGACTACCAACTCACCCTCACGATGAACCAACACCTTGAAGTCATGGACGCACTCAGCGGACGACTCGAAGAACTCGAAGAACTCGCCGAAGACTGCGCCAACTTCAACGAGAAGGCCGGGGCCGAGGAACGCAAACGGGCGATGCGAATACTAAAAGAAGCCCAACTCCGTTTATCGCTCGGCAAGAAAACTTTTAAACGTTAACGTTGCGAAACGATGCTTATTGCTCGTAGCATTATCCACATGAAGACAAACTCAAAACGAGACCACAATGGCTGACTTTTGGCTACGCGGAGCATTCTATGCGCTCGGGCGACGCTCAGGATTCAAAAAATCCCAACGCCGCTTCAAGCGAACAGCAACAGCGATGCGACAAGAATGGGAAGCAGCAGAACGGAACCCAGAATGTATAAACTTTCAACCCTTTTGCGAAGCCTACGGCTCGTGCGACGGACAACAATGCGAATACAAGGAGGGCTAACATGGCTCAAACACTAAACGCAGTACCCCAATGGGCAAAGTGCGACTCGCACCCGGGACGACCAGATAGTTACCCGTGGGATAGTTGGTTCAACGGCGAGGCTTGGTTGCTCACAGAAGGAAAAGATTACCAAACTGAATCCCGGTTTTTCCGGCACACAGTTTTACGGGCAGCACGGCGACGAAACTTGACGGTTATTTGCTCAGCGCGCCGAACTGAGGATAACGGGCATGAGATTCTAGTAAAGAACGTGAAGGCACTCGTTTAAACCCAAACTTCGCGTCGCCCCGAGATCACACAAAGCGGGGCCCCAACATCCACGCCACGAGACACCAGCGCTCCCCTGCCTTGACCGGCTCAACCTCGTGCAAAGTCCACGCAGGCCAAATCAAAGCCGCCCCAACCTCTTTGGAGGCAACCAGCGGTTCGGGGCCATCAAAAAGTTTTACCGCCCCACCGGTGTACTCGTCTCCCGGCGACAACTGGACAGTCATAGACAACTTGCGTTCCGAATAAGTCGGCGACCAATCCGTGTGGCTTCGGTAAAAGCCACCCGATGTGTACTTCAGAGCCTCAACGACTGGCAAAGCTTCTGAGCCCCGATGTAAATCAAAACCCCATTGGTTGTTAGCGCGGAACGCTTCGCGGACCTGAGCGAGAACGGCTGGGTCAACAATCTTGTATCTTGTAGCGACCCTGATGGCTGGATTGGACTCGTCCCTTCCGGACGCCCCAATAATCGTTGCCTCTTTGCGCTCTCCTTCCAACGCCAGTTCTTTCAGATAGGAGCAAAAGGTTGGCCCCCACAAGTGGATTTGTTCAAACGTGTTCATGGGGGTTATCATAGCCGGTGCGTGGCAGCAGCAGCACTAAATTGGATGGCGGGGCTCGAGGAGCTGGGCATGGGAAACCCAACACGATGTTGTGTAATGATGCCTATTGCCTGTAGGATTCCCCACATGGACACCAACATGATCACAGAAACCCAAATGGAACATCATTCACACGCTTGCCCATGCCCCTGCCCACCATGTCAAGCCGACATGCTCGCAGCCCTGCTTGAAGAACAAGAAGCATTTCAATCGTTCGGAGGCTTTTGCGACATTTGCGATGGCGGTCACAACGGCATCTGCCCACTTGAAGAGCGATGATGAGTAGAATAATAAGCGAAAAATGGAAAGTAAAAAGCACCGAAGAAATGGCGGCAGAACTCAACGACGCAATCTACAGCATGCGAGAAAAACCTACAGCCCGGGAGAAGCAAATGAATAAACAACCATCACTTACGCACGGAGGCACAACCGGTTTCGTCAACGGCCCAAAGGTAGTCAACGCCGTAGCCCAACCGAAGCCCCGCACATCAGCTGAGGCATTGGCCGAGCATCAACTCCGAACCAAACATCGGAACTGACCTTCATGCCAATCTACTTATTTCGCTGCGACTCGTGTGAATCCGAGTTCGCCCGCTCGTTCACGATGACCGAAAGCCACGAAATAACCGAATGCCATTTATGCTGGTCATTGGGTACGGTAAAAAAAGTGTACTCATCCCCATCCATCTCATTCAAGGGTGACGGTTTCTACTCGGCTTCAAAACCCACGGACGACATTTAACCGAACGTGACTAACGACCCGCACCTGACGTACCCCAACCGTGGGTGCTCGCACTAAAATAGGGCTTGACCTACTCAGGAAAAGCATGAAACAAATCAAAAAAACTTACAAATCCTTCAAACGGAAACAAGCAGCCCGTCGCCGCCGACAATGGAACCCCAGCGACGAAAACCATCTAGACGCACAACTCGGCACACAGAAATCCGCTTACACTCATTCAAGGTTCTAACCGTCGGAACGCTCTAACGCTTCCAACCACTCGTCGAAATCTTCCCTCAGCCCCGCCAAACGGATCCGCCGCAAGACGATACCCCAATGAGGCAACTTTTCGGCCATCTCAAAAAACTGGTCTGCTAAAACTGTTGCTTGCTCAATAATCTCGTCGTGGGTTAGGGGCGGGTCAGGGGTTTCTTTCTTTGTCATGGCTGTTACACTAACCGTTATGACAGTAACCATAGTGGACCTTTCCGACTTAGAACAACAAATCGCTGTTCTCCGTGATGTAACTACCAGCCTTCATAGGGCCGTCACCGATCTTCAGGACGGCAGTGCAATAGCCTTACGGAAAATAGATGAGCTTGAACAGCACGCTCAATCGCTAGACGAACACATCCTGCGGCAGTAATCATGCACCAACTCGCAAAGATGAGTAGCATTATTAAACACTGGATGCATCGGATGAGATACGTTCCATGTGGCCGTCGCGATGTTGAGGCTGAGTGGCCTGAACCCAGACTGCGTGTCGGGGAGTTAGAGTTTTGGGATGAACGAACTTGGCTGAAGGCTAAGGGCGATGGCGTGGACTTGGAAGAAAGATGGCAACGCCTTTATGGACAGAAAGAAGATAAGAAATGAATAACATGATGAAGATTACCGGGGCGGCAGTAGCTTTACCGGTTAAACAGCCCTATTTGCTTCAACGCTGATTCCACTATAAGAATGCCTATTCCTACGAGCGCCCCTACCCAGAGGGCTGCAACGAGGAGGATTATTGGCAGCTTTCGCATTCTTCAGGGTTTTCTAAATCGCATTGGGGGTCTATGGGTTCGTCGTTTTGGAACGGGTCGAGCGCGGGTGTTCTCCCATTGATGCTTCTTTATATTCTAACCAAAAATCGGTCACGGCATGCCTCGTGCTTTTGTTTGTATCAACATTGTGCCACACATTGTCAAATAGGATAGGGACCCCGTATGGTGGGGGTATGACTTTATCTTTTAAGACTTGCACGAACCCGGAATGCGCCCATGATGGGAAGCCTCAACCATTAACGTCCTTTCATCGCCACACTCGCTCCAGCGACGGGCGGAGAGGACGATGCATTACTTGTGTGCGAATCGCCACTGGTGCCGACGCTGAACATCACGCTGCTAGAAGTGCGGCGTGGTACGCCGTTAACAAAGACCGGGCATTAGCCCGTCAAGCCGACAATAGAAAAAAACGTACCCCGGAGGAACGGTCAGAGAAAGCGGCATGGAATAAGGCTTACCGCGAGGCTAATAAAGAACACATCGCTGCCCGCAAAAAGGCCGTGTACGAGGTTAACAAAAAACAAATTAGTGCCCTCCACAAGGCTCGTTACATCCCGACAGAAGGGTACGAAGCGTTACAGAAAGAACCAACGCTTGTTTATATTGTACGGAACAACGAATGGTTAAACTACGGGATCACCGCCGAACGCACGTTAAAGAAACGTCTCAGCACTCATAAACGTGGAGGGTTCCCGACGCTAGTAGAAACTATCCTATGTAAGGACAGGGCAGCAGCGTTAGAAATCGAGACGCAACTCGCTTTAGCGTGTCAAGGGTTGCCTCAGCACCCGCCTGCCCATGAGGTGACTCACACGGAGACAGCCCCTAGTTGGGTCCTACCCGAGTTGGTTAAACTCTTAAACCCCTAACCCGACACCAACCGAGCCCCGCCCATTTGGTTGAAATCCCTCCTGTATCTTGATACCCTCACTCTTCTAACCAATAACCAAACGAAAGAAGTATTATGAACACAAACGAACTTACACTATCCGCCCTGATCGATGCCGACCTTTGGCACCGAGTATTAAAAGCAGCGTCGCTGTTCGCATCTCTTGACGATTCACGCCCCGCACTACGAGGTGTACTTGTTGATGTCAAAGAAGCCGACGAAGTAATTCTTGCCTCTTCTGACGCTTATCGTCTTGGAAAGTTCACCATCAAAGCAGATTTGTCAACCCCGGTCATGCTTGCGCCATGCCTCCTTGACCCGTTGGCCGTTCAACTTATGCTCTCCGCATTAGACGCATACCTGAACCAAACCGGTGGAATCCCAAGCACCAACGTCATTCACCTGCAATTCGATACGCAACTTGGTGCCGACGGTGCAGGTGTCTGTCAAGCAGGTCGCTACAGTATGCGACTACCCTCCGGCGAAGAAGTGTCCGGCGACGTTATGGCAGCGCAATTCCCGCCATACCAAAACCTAATAGACGAGCCTTCGAGCGACGACGGTGAACCCACGTTCATTAACCCCAAACTTTTGACGAGCATTGCCGAAGCGTTCATCATCGCATCCGGCGACGAGAACCGTGACCCCGTTTCAGTAGAAACCAACGGCCTGAAAGCACTCAAGTTTGAGTGTCTCTTCGGAGATGGAAGAGGCGAAGTACGTTTGATGCCCATGCGGACGGCGGCCAACCATGCATAAGAACAAAAACGGTTTCCGCGAACTCTGGGAATAACCCCAGTGAACCCACACGGTGTCTCCGCCGTGGTAAAATGTGGGATGGGGAAAAGCGATGACGAAGACGTAACAGGGTTGACCGAGGCAGAAGTAAACGCACGGAAACCCACAATAGGTGAACGCATCGTTATGCGCACCCTCGGTCATCGCCCTTCATGCGCAGGATGCCGAAAGTAGCAACTGCGCCCTATAGCCCATAGGATGAGGACATGAAAAACACACCACGGAACGCCACCAAACCCGTACGCCAATGGGACGACGAAACTCGGTTTCTGTTCGCCACATCACGGCTCCGCGCATCAACGATGCCCAACAAGAAAAAAGCCTCCGCTAAAAGGGCTTGCCGAAAAGGCCAATACTAAGCGTATCCCCTGTAAAGCCCCGTCAAGCGACTAGCTCGCCCAAAGGAGAACACATGGAATCAATATCTTTCATCTTGGCTAGCAATTGGATCTCAATCCCTGTAGGATCACTGTTGTTAACTTGGATACTACGAACAGGAGTTACTAACAATGTCAGATACAAAGAATTCAAACATAAAGCCAAACAACTCTACCGGCTTATCTTCCTCTGAGGCTCGCAGCGTCATAGACGCCGCCCTTGAAGAAGTCAACGAAGGCGCCTTATTTATAGATGACTTAGACAGCGCAATCGTTGGTGTCGGATGCCAGTACACCAAAAATGCGGTTATTGTTTACAGCGAGGAACGCATTTTAGAGGCCCTCGTATTTGAGCAAGGAATGACATACGAAGATGCGCAAGAATACTACTCGTTCAACATCGCCGGAGCATGGGTCGGAGAAAATACGCCGATAATAATGAAGACCGTTGACGAGGTGGTCAGAGACTGGTCGGGCCGTTGAGTCAAGGCATTACCGGGGATAAAAACACACCGGCTTGGTGGCAAGCCGACGACAAGGTGGAAGCGTACCTTTTGGCGAAACACGAAGAAACGTTGCGTGAACTGGCAGAGGAATGGTACGGGGGGCAACCCGTCAGAGAAGAGGACTTGTGAGAGTTAATGTCTTCCGCCGAAAGCGGGACTCGCGTGGGATTTACGCCATCACTGTAAAGTTTTGGGCAGCCGACTGGGATGAGGCAAGCTCCCTCGGGGAGGAAATCTGGGATTTGGCCGAAGATCGCCTTGACTCCAACTTCACAATTGGGCGACTTTCCCAAATCTCAAAAAGGCGACGCAAGGTTGCGTAATCGGCCACTATTGCCTGTAAAGTAAAACACATGGAACGGTACGACATTTACCCAAACCACAACGGGACATGGTCGGTCATAGACACCGAAAATGGAAACGGTGCACGCTCCACCCACAACACCCGCGAAGAAGCCCTAGCCGAAGCAATCCGGCTAGACAACCCATAATGAACTACCACCTAAAAACAATCACCTACACCCAATTCCGGCACTCCGCCGACGAAGAATGGGACGACACGAAACCTTTGGCGTTAAGCCTAGCCACATACGGGTCATTCATAATGAGGCTCCTCCGTCAAAAAAACCCCAAACTGGCCGACAACCTCCACCTAACAGAACACGACGTAACCAACAAAAATCGTGTCCCATACAGAACATGGGCATACATTGATGCCAACTGGGATCTCAACCCTTGAGCCCCGCCAGAACACAATGCTATACTTAGAGGATGACCAACTTGTTTTCAATTTTCCGTACGATTCTGCGCAGGTCGCCGAAATCAAGCAAATCCCCGGAGCGAGATGGAACCGCACGAATCGTGTATGGACGCTGCCGGTTTCCTCCCTCGAACATGCCCGAAAGTTCGCAAAAACCTACGGATACGAAACCACCAACGAAGTCCTAACACTCACCCTTCCCTCTCACAAAAACGACGACGAACGAGTATCGCTAGACGGAGAATTCATTTCGTTAGCATTCCCGTACGACCCGGTGAAAGTCCGTTCCGTCAAACAAATCCCCGGCGTAACATGGGACGGCGGCACGATGGCATGGAAAGCCCCACTCGCCTCAATAGAGGAAGCAACAAAATGGGCGACCATCTTCTCTATCCCAATAGACGCCGAAGTGGAAGCCAAAGGAAACGAATCCACCTCAGAACTCAACGAACTATACGAAGCTAGCCGAGCAACCGACGCAGAACTAACCGTCCCCGGGTTACAAGCAACAATGTTCCCATACCAACGCGCTGGCGTGGCCTACGCAATGAAAGCAAAACGGTGCTTCATCGCAGACGCAATGGGCTTAGGGAAGACACTTGAGGGCTTATGTTCGCTAGAAATGCTTCACGCCTACCCGGCAGTCATCGTTTGCCCCCCGAATCTGGTGCTCAACTGGGCCAACGAATACAAACAGTTCCTACCGCACCGCAACGTAGCGACCGTCACCAACCGCAAAGAGTTCCCCAAAGACTACGAAGTCGTTGTCGTCGGATACAGCAACCTGAACGCATGGCAAAAGGAACTCTCAGGTCACAACGGCTACATTTTTGACGAATCCCAGTACGTCAAGACTGGCACCTCTCAGCGGACAAAGGCTGCGAAGAAGATTGTGCGTTCTTCCCCCGAGGCCCCGGTGTTGATGTTGACTGGCACTCCGATCACTAATCGTCCTGCCGAGTATGCCAGTCAGTTGGAGATTTTGGGGCAGATCGATAAGTTTGGTGGGAAGTGGGGTTTTTACCGACGCTTCTGTGACGCCCATAAGGACAAGTGGGGGCAATGGCATTTAGAGGGTCATTCTCATTTGGATGAGCTTAATGACAGGTTGAGATCCACTTGTTATATTCGGCGAACAAAAGAAGAAGTTTTGAAGGATTTGCCTCCCGTTCTTCATGATCCGATGGTTGTCGACGGTACCCCTCTTGCTATGAAGGAGTACAAGAAAGCTGAGTCGGACATTGTCAAGTACCTTATTGAGAGGGCTAAAGAAATAGCAAAAGAATTAGGCGAACCCATCGGCTCGGCAGCCGTCCGGGCCAAGTTCAAAGCCGAAGCAAACCAGCACCTAGTAAAACTATCTGTTTTGAGAAGGCTCGCAGCGAAAGCCAAAATGGCTCAGGTGGAGGAATGGATCGATGCCCACATCGGTGAGGGGAAAAAGGTTGTTGTCGCTGCCCACCACAGGGACATCGTTGACCATTTGGCAGAACGCCACGGTGGGCTGAAAATACAGGGCGGCATGAAGGTAGAAGAAGTGGAGGCAGCGAAACACCGGTTCCAAACCCTTTCCGCCGAAGAAGCCCCCGTAATGGTGCTCAGCATACAGGCAGCAAAAACCGGGCACACTTTAACTGCTGCTCAAAACGTTTTGTTCGTGGAGCTACCGTGGACACCAGCGGACGTTGATCAGACGTACTCGCGGTGTCACCGGATTGGGCAAACGGGGTCGGTGACGGTAACGTACATGCTGACGAACGACACGGTAGATGAGGAAATCTACAGCCTTATCAACGATAAACGCCGCGTTGTTGATCAGGCAACGGAGGGGGGAGACATGATCGTCGCCGCCGAATCGGTAGCGATACGCATGATCAGCACCCTACTAGACGGGTTGTCTTGATTTCTTCTTCAAAGTGGGCTAAAGTTATGAGAGTTACTCAACGACATGGAGCAATAATGATTACACGGAAAGAATGGGGCGCAAAGAAACGCCGATATAAGACCTCTCAGAAGAGCTATCGTCCCGAAGTTTATATTCACCACGGAGGGACTCCTCTTGGCTCGAACACCGAGGAAGGGGAAGCCGCAGCGTTGCGGTCTTACCAGCAGTACCACATGAAGACTCGCCTGTGGTCGGACATTGCTTACTCGTTTGCTGTCGCTCCGGAATCGGGTCGTGTTTACGAGTTGCGTGGCTGGGGAAACCGCCCCGGTGCGACTCGCAACCACAACAAGTCTTCTTACGCGATTGTTATCATCGGCGACACTTCCCGCAACATCGTGTCGGATGCTTGCGTCGAAGCGGTACGTCATTTGATCATAGCGGGCCAAAGCGCAGGCCACATTTCTCATTCCGTGAAAGTCCTTGGACATCGCGACGCTAAGGCAACGGCTTGTCCGGGAGACTCGGCGTATGCGCGACTCAACGAGATGGACCCACAGTGGGCTCCCCTGAAACCCGTTAAGAAGAAACCAAAAAAGAAACCAAAGAAGCAAGCTCCGGCGTACAAGTTGGTGCGGTTGCGTAAACCGTATCAAAGGGGAGCAATAGTTAAATGGATTCAAGACACCACTAAAGCACCCGTCGACGGCGTATACGGGCCGAAGTCAGCTGCCGCCGTTAAAAGGTGGCAAAAAAGCCACAAACTTGTCGCCGATGGTGTTGTAGGCAGGAAAACCTACAAGAAAATGGCATCGCAGTGAAAAAGGTGCGCAGGAAAACGCAGAAACGCAACGTTAACCAAGCGAAACTTAAAGCCGCCAAAAACAGTAGGCGGGCGAAGCGGAAAAGCGACAAAGCGAAAGCATCGTTGAAGCATTTCGAGAAACTAGTCAGGGGACGATTTTGATTAAATAGGCCACTGTGTTTGCTTTTCCTTCAGTGGGGAAGTAAACTACGGACTGTCCGGTGCCCCCTACTCCCCCCCTTTCGGGGGTGCCCGATAAAGGAATCCCGCTCTTGAGTCAATACTTGAGGGCGGGGTTCTCTTTTTGCCATTGTTTCAAGGAGATTCGACGGGGGGCGTCGCCGCATTTGTATTGAGCTGCGGGGTGTGTGGAGATGACGCTACAAGTAGAGCATTCGGCAACAATAAGGGATGGGTCTTCTACTTCGTTGAACCGTTTAGAAAGACGCACGATTTTCCATTTGTGGGAGTGCTCGTTTTCAAGAATTTCATCTTGGGTCCCACTAAAAAGAGGGGTTACCTTAATGACCTTGTCGCGGAAGGCACTCACGCGGCTATTTCAGGGTTTTCTTTTTCGTAGATTTCGGCGACGATCAGGCGTGAATACTTTTTGCGAAGACGCCATATCTTTTTATTCAATTCGTGTAAAGCTTCAGTGCCGCGCGCTTTGACGGCAAGGTCTGGGTCGAATGCGCCGTGCTTTGCATACAACACGTTTTCTAGGTCGGTTCCTTCGATAAGGATGTCGGAAATCCAGTCGCCGCGATCATCTGACCGCATCATGAGTTCCGCTAATCCTTCTTGTCCGAACTCTGCGTAGACCCTTTCAACGATGGTGGCGCAGAGGTGAGAACGGTACACCTCTTCTATGTTTTTAGATCCACCCATGAAATCGCCGAGAAACTCGATGAGTTGCTCCCGGTCCATGTTCTCTTCGTGTATCTCGTCGTTGTTTATCTCTTCTGGGTCTTCTTGCATGAGGTCCCTCTTTGTTCGATTGTGCACCATTTATAGTGTGGCATATGGGCGGTTATTAAAGGGACAGTAGGTATTTTTCAGCAGACTCTTTGCGCATCGCAACCCACGAGTTGTGAGACATTGACGCCAATGCTTTATCTTCCGGTTCGGCCGGACGAACGTGATCGAAGTATTCGGTGACAGCGTTGTAAGCCGACCATCCGTTGTTTCCGTACCCGCCAGCGTTCTTGGGTGAAGCAAAGAGTTGACGTACGGTTCGTCCTGTTTCTTCTCTGTTTTCTGTTTGCCGTTTCGTTTCACCTGTTTTTGTAGGGAAAACGGCTTCCACTAGGCCGTCAAAGCGGCGGGAGCCCGGGTTGACATGAACCCGTAGCAACTGTTCGGCAGTTTGTTTAAACGCTTTTGCCCACACTGTTGAGAACCCCAAGATTTCGTTGGCTCGTTCGATCGCCGATGGGGCGTTCCGTGTGTGCTTGGCGATAAACACCGAACGGGCGGTGCCTTTGCCTAACGTCACAGTGTTGCTACACACTGCCCGTATCGCTGTATTCGCATAGGTGATGGCGACTTTACCGTCGTGCCCTGAGTGGACGAGAAGGTAGCGTTCTAGTTTGTCTTTCGCTCCAGCTGGGTCGATTACTAACGCACCCAGATCTAAACAAGCGAAGAACTGGCGTCCCCCGTAAAGGACCCCGCAGGTATCAACAACAGCGTCGCCCTTGGAAGCGCCAACAATGTTCAATGCGTTTTCCAAACACTCACGGTTTTGTTGAACAACGTAACGCGTGCCTACGGTAGCTAAACCATCGAACGTCCCATCAGGGTTGACTCGAACAGTTGCTCTACTATCTTCGACTAGGACTGACGAACCATCTGGGTTAAGTATGAAATTTCCTTCAGCATCGACTGCCGCTACCCGTGCCAAAACAACATCGTAGTCGGCTTGAGATGCTTCTAGCATTGCTTCTGCTGTTTGCAACCCTTTCATGGGGGTACCCAATTGGTGCCAAGGGATTTTGCGGTCAGCGTACGCCATGCGAGCGAACCCGTCGGCATCTAATTCTAGTTCGTGACTCATGAAACAGGTTCGTTTTCTTTATATGTGGGAGTTTCGCCTATTGAATCGATGCTTGCCGACCAGTCTGTTAGCCGCTCGTCGAACGCCCCCCCTAAGGATTCTACGCACATTGCCGCCGCTTCTTCTGAGTCGGAAACAAAGGTAACTGTCATTTTGTAGTGTGTCATGTCTTAATATTAGGCGAAGTCAACACGGTTTCCACCGACAGCATGGTTTTTTGTGTTATCCCCAGCAATGTTTGGACTCATTCCAATGGCCTTTACCCTGTGGTGTTTCGTACAGCAGCCAAGCGGCGACCAGCACATTGTTTTCCGAGTCTTCCATGTCGCTGTTTGGAACTCCGGCTTTGGTTGAACGCTCTGCCCAAAACTTGGGGAGATGTTGAAACCATCCCGTCGCCCCTGAGTCTGGATGATACGCAGTTGAGTAGGTGTCGCTTGGTTGCGCTGAGGATTCACAAAACGCTACCCGTAAAGCCCACGCCCGGTCAGCCGGATCAAAGTACTGGTCAACGAGTTCGCTGAGTGTTGCGGACAGAAATACAGCCAGTGTAGTAGTAGTAGTAGTAGTAGGTGACACTCTCATAGTGGTGACCGGTGGGTGGGTGACCATTGGCAACGGATCAGGCACCCAAAAAGATTCAACACTGGTGGCAGCCCCCTTGGGGGAAGAATCTAGGCTCCCCGAAATACCCGTAGACAGTTGAGCACTGGCGCACCCAAAAGTCACCATTAAAGCAAATGCAATACGCATACGTTGGGAAATTCTCATAGTCCCCCTGTGTGGTTTAGAATCTAGTATTTTAGTTTACCAAACAAACTTACTCGTTGTCGGTGTCGCGCAAATCTTCAGAAACAAGATATTCCTCTTCAATCTCATCCAAAAACTCGTCAATATTGAGAAGATCCAAAGTCACGGTCATCTTTTTCTCGGAAAAGCTCTTGATCTCAAGACCCAACGACCGAATCATCAATTCGACCATTTCGTCAACATCCCTACGATGAGAAACCTGAGCAGCCATAGTGGCACCCTCGTCGATTGAACTAAACACCGCCACAAAGTCGCCTAAGTGATTAAGTAACGCAAGACGGGCATCTGGAATCGTTTTGTAAGTCATGTTGTAAATCTATCACGGTTGCCGTAGGGTAAGCAACGTTCACCGGAGATATCCTCTCCGCACCTAAGAGAAACAGAGAAAATATGAACACATCCCCGATTACCTTAATCGGTAACGTCACCCAAAACCCGGAACTGGAGTACACCAATACCGGTGCCGCCAAGTTGCGGTTCAGCGTTGCATGTAACCGTAGTTTCAAACGAAACGACGAATGGGTTGAAGAAACTTCTTTCTTTAACGTAACGTGCTGGCGTTTCCTTGCCGAAGACACCGCAGACATTATCGAAAAGGGCCTCGGCGTTATTGTCGCCGGTCGCTTGGAGCAACGTTCGTGGGACAACCCCGAAGGTGTAAAACAGTACATCACTGAAGTGATCGCCGATAACGTAGCGGTGCAAACCCGTAGCATCGAAAACTTTGAACGCAAATCAGGGCGAGCCCAAAGCTCATCAACCCCTAAAGCTTCATCTCCTCGACAAGCACCCGTAGTAAGCACAGAAGACCCCTTTTAAACAAACCTAGCAAACGGTTCCAAGGGCCCCCTCTTTGCTTAGGCAAGGGAGGGGCCCTTGTCGTAAACCCCCGTCAACAAATAGGAAACAACAAAATGAACACCGACCACCCAACACCAATACTAAAACCAAACCGTGTTTGTAGAATCTGTTCGTGTGAACTCAAACCCGTAAACATCGGGCAACCCGTGTGCCACGACTGCTACCGTGAACTAGGTTCCCCAGCGTAAATCAAGAAAACGCAACAGTCCGAGCCAACGCCTGCCAAGCAATAGCGTCACCCGTGGACCCTGCAGTAATCGCCCAATGCACCATCAACCCAGATAAAGACTGCAACTCTTTTTTACGGCACCCAACAACCGTCATCCCTGTCCCAGAATAAACCCCAAGAGTCAACGACTTAAACCCGTGGCCCCCTCGTTCAAGAAAATCCGCGACCTTAAGCCCTTGGGTTCCAGTCACAACAAACAGTCTGACAGGCCCATAGCCTCCGTCGTCTTCTCCGACTTTATTCACTGCATCTCAAATCCTTGATTTGAACACTATAACAGTCAGCGGTAGCCGTCCAGCGATTAGACCCCTCAAGGTCACCTTTGCGTACAAACCGTGCCGACTCGAAAAACTCGGGCTTCCACAAACCCCCCAAATACCAGCCCCTACTCAAGTCCTTCATGACTCGCATAAACACATATGCGTCGCACCCCTGAGTGGCGTTAAAGGCCGCAACGGAACATTCGTAATCCAACCGTGGTGGAGACGTACAGCACTTCGTCTTCACATCGATGGTCACCCCGGTAGAAGGCATGACCACATCGTACTCATAGTTGCTGTCACGCGTCGCCCCCTTCAGGGAGGCAAACAACAACTCCCCCAGCATTCCATAAACGGTACCCTCCCCACCCCTAATGGAGTTCTTCAACACGGGCACCTCGGCAGCTAAACGCCTAGCCTCAGCAATCATGCCGTCACCAACCGCAACCTCAATCATGCGACACCCAATACCCCCGTGGCACTCATTCGAACTCCTCCGAATAGGCGCACGAAGGCAACCCCTGAAGGGCGCTAGCGAACAAAATAAGCCGGATTTTCCACTTCAACGCCACCGACCATCCTTCCTTCTCAAACACGGAGCCCTCCACAACACGCAGCATCAACGTCAAAGACGACACCATCTTCAATGCGTCAGGATAAGGAAACATGTCCTCCACCAAAACATCGCCATCTACACTGTTGGCCCAAACGGCACCAACAACCCTCTCAAACGACGACCTCAAATCAGGGTCACCCAAATAAGCAACAGCCTCATCGAAGGAACATAAACCATACAGCTCCGAAACCTCCGACACCCCTAACCCTGCGGCCTGAGGGAACATCCACCACATCCAATGCCCGGACTTGACGCCAGTCTCCAACGAAGCCACGGCAGCATCAACGTCACGTTGAACCACGGGCCTGAATCGATCAATCCCCATCAGTGCACACCTCGGACGCTCGAACGGGCATCGCGGCTCTCTCACGCAGGGCGCGTTCTCTTTTGCGGTTAGCCGCTGTAGACCCCGACCAGTATCCATAAATGAGCGGGTCAGGGAGGGCATCCTCGTAGCACTCTTTCCGAACTGGGCATTGTTGGCAAAGGGTCTTGATGGTGCTACTTACGCTCGTCCCTGCTGTCGGAAAGAAAAGGCTCACATCTAAACCTCTGCATGCTGCCTTTGAATGCCACGTTGCCATAGGGGTGGAGGGTACCTGCGTGGGTGGGGTTCACCAACCTCTCATACCGTCCCCCCCCTTATACTCGTGGACTACCCATGGGCTCAAAGATCGAACCATTCTTCTTCTCCCCCTCACTTCTCTCGCCCCCCCCACCTCAGGCCCCCCACACACAAGCCCTCACCCCCCACACACATCAACCGCCAACTCATCAACCACCAACTCATCAACCCCCTGCCCCCCACCAACGACACCCAACACACACTGAGTAACATGATGACGCACATCAAGAAGGACATCAGTGTATTCAGAAGCAGAAACCAGCGACCTCCCAGCCAGCCCCCTCAACGCCGCATCAATAATACTCTTAACAGTTCCAAGTGTCGCCTTCATACACAACGCTTCCCAATCGAGGACCAAAATACCACCAACCCCAGTGTAGCGGCAACACCACAAACCAAACCAACACACACCACACTAAACACACACCACACACCCCCCTCAAAAACACCCGCAGACCACCCGTGGCGTCAAAAACCAAACCACACCACACCAAACCAAACACGACACCAAACAACACCAAACAACACCAAACCACACACACCAAACCAAACCACAAACAACCACAAACAACCACAAACAACAAACAACACACAAGACACCAGACATCATAGCCCCGAAAAACAATCAACACCCTAGACCACAGGGGGGGGGGAGTGTTGGTGTGTTTTTTTTCTGTGTGTTCTGGTTTAATTTGTGTGGTTGTGTGTTGGTTGGGTGGGGGTGTTTGGTGTTGTTGGGGGTTTGTTTGGTATGGTGGGGTTGTGCTTGTCGGGTTGGGT